GTGTTTTAAACAAGCCTCCCAAAATTTTTGAGGATTGTGTGCTTTCTGATATGCTAGTGCCCAAATTAATCTTCCAAGATTTACTGCGTGTGCCCTACACAATCCAAATCCTGAAAGAGTCATCAGTGTATCTATTGCTTCTTGCTTCTTAGGATGATTGCCTAATTTTTCTACAAACTCTAAAATTTTTTCATCTTTCTTTTTTGCAAATGCTCTGCGATACATATCTGCTTCATACATATCAATACCTATAATTTCAGAAATAATTTCGATAGCATCATCTTCGAACACAATACTATCTTGTACTCCGTCTTTTGTCCAGTCATTAAACATTGATGCTTTTTGTCTTCCTGTTAGTGCCACAGGTCTTATCATGGCTGTTGCAAACACACAATCATATACACTTTTAGGTTGTATTGCTCTAAACAGTCTACGCATAGCAGGTGACTCTCCTTGTGTAACTCCTAACACATCTCCTCTGCGTAGAAGATTGGCTGTTGCTTCATCTTCTTCAGGATAGTCTGTTAAATTTCTATCAGGATCTATTTCTAATAATTGACTTAATCCTCTATTAGCAAGTATGTCAACTTTTAAATGTTCTAAGTCTTCTACTTCGTATTTGTCTAATAATATTTGATTGTCTTCACTGATTAAACTTTTAGGCAGTTGTCGATCAAACATTATTATACCACCACAATGTTTTGATATGCAACGTTTTTTGCCTAATAGTTTTTGTTCAATACGTTTTGCTTCTTTAGGATCTATATCATAATCTTCATATTTAAAATTACGTGGCAGGTTTCCTTTTACGCCTAAACGTTTTGCCGCTTCACGTTTTGCTGATTTAGGTTGATAAGTTACATAATTTGAAATACGTGCAGTCTTGCCGGGCCATTTTTTAAAGATACGTTCCATTACATCTTTTTGTCGCCAATGTTCAAAGTCTATATCTACATCTGGTAAATCATCACGCAGTGGATTTAAGAAACGTGCAACAGGTATATTCCATTTAACTGGATCTACATCAGTTATTCCTAACAAGTAGCACACAAGAGATGATCCTGCTGAACCTCTTGTCATGTGTTTTATGTCTTGTGTTATGTCTATGATATCGCAAATTTTTAAGAAGTATTCTGTGAATCTTTGTTTTAATATTAATTCAAATTCTTCTGCGAGTCTTTGTTGGTACACTTCATCGTTGGGCATTTGCCTTTTAAAACGTTCAGTGAGCCTTTGTATATTTTCTAAATCTTTCATTGTTTGCCTCTTTGCCTAAAACAATATTTATGTTTAAAAAATTATTGGATTTATGATTTTGGTAAAATGTTTAAGCCGTAATATGCCATGAAAGGTGCAAGGAATGTGCCATTACCTAGTTCTTCTGAACTCCATTGAATACTACTTAAACAATTAAAAACTTTTTGTCTTTCTAAATCTGAAGGATAATATAAATCATTTATTTTTGAAATATTGTCTACACTATAATCTTTTAGCACACCAGGGACTAAAGATATCACAGGCACTCCTTCTCTTAATGCTTCTGTTACAGCCATGGTGTGTAAACTAATTACGCAATAAATGTTGTCTAAAGAATCACAAAAACCTCGTGAACCTCTAGACTTCTTGTTTCCTTTTTTTCTTATCTTTATAGGTCTATTGGTATATTTCTTAACTTCAGTTTCTACTTCTGCTATCCATTCGTCAACAGACTTTTTAATTCCATAAAAATCCAATCCATTTTGGCTAGGAGCAACAATGTATACTTGTTCACCCTTTTGCCATTTTTTAATTGGCATATTAAATTTATTAAATCTTGTGTTATCAAATCCTTGTTTTATTTTAGTAACTTGATTTTCGTTAAAACAAATCCGCCAAAATTTTGGTTTCCACCAATTACAATAACCTTTTTCAACATTAATATAATCTATGCCTTTTGCTTCTAATTTTTGATGTATCCTTGGATCGTCATGCCCACCAACTCCACCGAGTATAACCAGATCATCCTTTTCAATATCAGTATCTGCACTTACAACCATAGGCAGATAAAATTTACGCGAAATATTTTTTGCAATCCATGTGGAAGTTTCTGTTGACGTTCCTGTGTCTAAATCTTTTGGAACAACTACTCTTGAATATGTTTTATTCATTTTCATCAAGGTTCTTTAAGAAGTCCCTTAATTTAGTCTGATCTGTGTTGTCAGTGTTTACTCTGCCTACTGTGTCACCTTTTCTTGGATCAGGTGGAGTAATTTCTTTTGGAGCAGATGCATCTTCAGTGATTGTGGAAGTTTGTTTTAATGAATTATAGATTGTGCTTTTACGTTTGTCAAACTCTTGATATTCTGCATCATCACCTAAGTCTCTAATACGCAAACTGTCTACATCAAATTCTAAATCAATTTTCATACCAACACCACTAGAACTTCTTGTTTTCATTAATTGTATTTGATATCTGCCACGTTCTCTCATTGCTCTACTTGTGAATATACCAAACACGTTGTCAGCAGTTTGTATTTTACTTAAACCACCTGCTATGTGCGAATGATCAAACTCTATTTCTTCTACTGCACCTCTGTTCAACTGTGATGCTGTTACAAATATTACATTCAATTCCATAGCCAAGTTTCTTAATTCTTCTGAAACAAATTTATCTTTTACAAATAAATCACTTGGACTTACTTTTTTATTCATTGGCATCATTAAATCTAGATAATCAACTAGCACAACATCTAGTTTTGTGCCTGTTTTAATTTCATATTCTTTAATATAACTTCTTAAATCATTTGTAGTTTTACCACTTGGCATATATTTTATTTGAAACTTACCTGACTTTTTACCAAGTAATTTAACTTTCATTTCTACACCATCTAAGTCTTTGAATATTTCTTTTGTTGGAACATCTGTCAACATAGAATCTACCCTCATACTTACAAGTGGTTCGCTTAATTCAAAAGTGATGTACGCAACATTCATTCCATTCAATACCCAGTTGCAACCTAAGTTTGCAAGGAACAAAGACTTACCTGCACCTGATCCTCCTGCAAAAATATTCAATTCACCTTTGTTGAATCCACCAAACAATCTTTTATCTAGTGTTGCCCAACCTGTGCTGACTTGACCATTTTGATTTTTCAATCCCATTAATCTTGCTTTAGGATCTGCAAAGTAATCTGTTCCTATATCTTTGTGTAATCCAATCTGCACTGCCTTTTTGACCAAATCTTCAACTGGACCATATTCACCTTTTTCAAGCATATCAGCAGATTTTAATATTGCTCTTTCTAAACTTTTATGTCTAACAAAAGTTTCAAAGTCATTTAGTAACCAGTCGAAATGTTCTTCTGTAAGTTGTTCAGTATGTTTTAGATCCACATTGCAAGATTTATTAACAATATCATACGTTGGCAACTGATTATAATCAGTCACATATTTGTTTATGAATTGTGCTGTGTCTTGAAGTTTTCTATCAAACAATGAATGATCAAATATAGATTGGCAACGCACGAATGTTTCTGCGTTCTGTAACATCATTTCTAGATACAACTTTTGTATGTCATATCCATAATCTTTATTCTGTTTTGCCATGTTCCTTATTATACCACATTTCGTTTGAATTGTCAATGTGCTTGTGATATTTGGCAAGTACAGCACCTATGCAACTACCAGGGTCGCCAGGATTTTTTGGAACCCATATGTCATCCCAAACATTTTCTAATTTGCCTACTGCTGTTTTATTCAACGCACAACCACCTACCAAAATAATATTTGATGTGTTGATATTCATCTGTATCCATGAACTTGCACACATTAATACTTGTTCAAAAATATGTTGTGTAGTTGCGGCAATGTCAGCCAAATCTTGTTCTGTGTTTAATTCTGGTCTCCACCAGTTGCAACCTCTATGTAAATTAACTCGCGTTTTGAAAGGCATTCTTGTATCAATTAATTCTTCCATAAACATTCTGTAATATTTTCTCCACTTACCTTTTTTAGCAAGTTGTTCGAATTTGTGTTCCTCTGCATTTGCTTTGAGACCAACCCTTTGAGTCATTGCTGAATAAAATAAACCAATGCTGTGCGGATAATTTTGTGTGTATTTCTTTTCTAGTTTTCCACCATGTCCATGCCATATTGTAAAAGTTTCAAACTCTCCTATGCTGTCTAAAACAACAACTGCGGCATCTCTATATGGAGAAGTGTAGTATCCATATGCGGCATGACTTTCATGATGATTAACATATTCTATTGGCACATGGTGAATGCCTGCTTTACCTAAAAATTTTTTAATGTTATTTTCTTTCCACTTCCATCCTTGACCTGCAATAAGTTGGCGCATAGTTTTTTTGAAAGGTTTTTCATAGAAATATATTTTTGCAGGAAAGGCCCATTTAGGATTTGATCTTACTTCTGCCATAAGTTTAGGACAAAGTGTAGGGTCTCCAGGTATACCGCTGAAGTCTTTAGACATTCCTGCCCATTTTAATTTTAAATTATAGTGATCTGTAAGTCCTGCTACTCTCCATTCCATCACGGCAAGACTGGCATCGTGATTGTTTCCTGTTACTCCCCAAACTATCATATTTCTCCTATTTGTATATAAACGGGTCTCTCTTTTGTAATTCTCTTATTTTTTTCTTGTATTTGATGTAATTAACAAGTTTTCTAATAGGAGAGGTTACAAAATAGTAAACCTTTTTTAATAATTCTTTTACGCGAACCATTTTTTCATCCTCAGTTTGATTTTTAGTTGTGACTCTTCAGCATTCTTCACTATTGTGTATAAAGTGTACAGTCTACCATATTTACGCACGGCATCATTAACATCTTTGATATCTTGGCTCCAATCAGGCATACTTACACTCCAGCCTGCTTCAATACTGTCATGCACTAATTTTTGACCTGCTTCATCTCTGTCAGGAACAACTATTACGTGTTTGCCTAAACTGTTCAACAATGCTGTTTGTTGTTCTTTCACCTCACTGCCTAGCAGTGCAACACCATCAATAGCAATAGCATCAATTGGCCCTTCAACAGCAACAACATATTTTCTGTCATCATTTTGTTCATCAATGTTAAACACATACCCTGGTTGTTGTTCTGATAGATACTTAACTTTGCTTTCAACTGTTTTTCTTGCTGTGTACCCTACAATTTTTTCTCTATAATAGAAAGGAATAATTAATCTGTCTTTAAAGCCTACTTCTGGACTCCAATAAAATTCATAGTCATTTAGAGTCATTTTTCTTTCCATGATATATGACAGCACCTTAAACAAGTTAGGATCCATACCACTTGGTTCTAATTCTTTGTATGTTGCCCATTCATGTATAGGCTTGGACTTTGCTGGAAGTTCTTTTGTTTCAAACTTAGGTAAACTTATAATTGATTTGTATCCAACTGTATCAGTTTTTGTTTGCAGTGCCTGAAGTGCCAATTTTGTAATCACATCATCTGGAACATTTAGCCATCGCATAAACTTTTTCATTTTGTAAGAAATGTTTCTGCCTATACGCCAACTTGTTTTGAATCCACAGTTGAAACAATGATAACTTACACCTTCTTCTGCATTTGCAATCAATCCACCTCTTTGTCTTGTGTCAGGAGTTGTACCATTATGCTCACAACATGGAGCATTAAAAGCCAACCAGCCACTTGGTGTTTGTTTCCGTTTTGCAGGCAAGTAAATTTGTAATGCATCAAAGACAATGTTCATGCATTAATAATATAACCTTTTGGTCAAAAAGTCAATTAATTTCGAACTAAAACTTTGGTAATTTTATTTTGAAACACATTGTTCACTTGAATTGTGCTAGTGTGTTTGATTCTTAAGTTGCTGTACACACCATTGAAATTGACATATTTCAAAGTGTCCGAACTTGTTGCTGTGAAAGTATCTATGTCCACCCAAAATGTTGATACAGTTGGACGGTTTTCTAAAGTACCTTGTATTACTATGTTACCTTCTGCACCATCCAAATAATAAGCAACAGTGTGAAGTGCTGAATTACCATTTATGGCTGGTTGAGCAGGAATATTTTCAGAATAGAATATATCAGATGCTCCTTGATCCTGTGTAAAGGTTGTAACTGAAGTGGAATCTAAAGGACCTGGAAACTCATCTTTTGAAACAAAAATAGTTCCTTTAGCGTCAAAGTTTGTTCCTGAATGTAAAATAGTTTTTGAGTTATCACCTGTTTTGTGTAAAAATACTGAGTATGAAAGGTACTGTGATGGAATGTTTAATAGGTCGTTTTCGCTGATTGTAATTGTAAAATGTCCAACTTTGCTTGGAGTTGATGTTTCCAGCACTGTGCCGTCTCTTTCAACTATTAACCTATTGTTTTCATCATATAATTTAAATTTAGGTGTGTAGGTGTTCAGTATGCTGACAGGCTTTTGATCCGCATTCAGCACATTAAATTGAATCGATGTGTCTATTCCACGATATACATTGATATTTCTTTGATACACAGTTCTATACTCCGTTACTTCGCCAGCCAGATTCGCTGTCAGGCTTATACTGTTATTTAATAAATATTTTGGCACAAGTTGCATAATCTTTAATAATTTTAATGTATTTATTGGTTTAAGAATGCTGTTAGACGACATAGAAAAGAACTTTCCATTTATATCCGTAGTAGAATACGGAGGACAGGAGTATGTGGGAGTTATAAACAATCAGGACAACGCAATTACCAGTATGTACATATACACAGACATACATTCTAAACTAAAAGAAGCATTTCTTGAACTGGGTAACACATGGTGGCATGAGTCCAATAGAATGATTCCGATTGGTATATTTTTGAGGCAGGAAATGGAAAAATTTAGAAATGTGTTGATGATTATGAATACAAAAGATGTATCTGTTAAATTAGGTCCAGTAACAAGCCTTGCAAATTTAGCCATGAAACGCAGTAAACGTAAGTCGGTTCAATTAGTACGTAAGCCTAAGTAATCAATCAAATAAAAGTTTTGCTAGACGCTTATTGCCTTTTTTATCAAGGTAATTTTTTACTCTTTTAACTTTCCAATCTTCGTATGGAAAGACATATGTTGGGTGATCTGTTTTGTCTTTACCCCATCTAATTTTATTCCAAACTCTTTCGTGTCCGTAATACAAAAACATTTTTGTTATTACTTCTATACCTGCTATGGCTCCAGCCATACTTATTGTTCCGGTGATAAACCACGAAATAAGAAACGTATCACTTGTTGCTAGGATACGCCATGATAGTGTTTTTGCTAAACTTCTTCTTGCTTTACTTTTCATTTTTTAATTGCTCACAAATTAAATTCATATGAACAACTACTGCAACAGCATAGGACGTTGCGTGGGACTTTTTAAAAAAATATTTGTCATCAGATGGTTTCACCCAAACTTCTTGCATAATTTTATTCCAAGTTTCATTTAACAAATACCTTTTGCTAGGTCTTATAATTGCCAACACTGCCGCTAGTTGTTCAATGCTTTTTGGTTTCAACTTTCTTAATATTTCTGAATGACCATTTAAATGAAACACTTTGTCGCTAAAGTCTTTGGCTTCTAGCAACTCCCACATAGGTTGCTTGTTCATTAATTGTTTAAGATGATCATCATCTTTAATATCTTTGTAGATGCTTACGTTCAAGCAATCTATTTTAAAATAATTTCTATCTTCAGCAGTTTCATAATCTATTGTTGCCATATTTGTTGCTGGATCATGCGGAACTTCTGTGAAGTAAACACCTGTGTTGTGTTTCTTATCTGTATCTAATTTTGCTATCCTATGTTTTAATTTGTCTAACAAAATTGTTCTATCTGCAAAGTCTATGTCTACATCAGGCATTATATTGTTCCTTGCAAAAAATTTAAAAGCACTGCAAGTAGATATATAAATCCACCAATACTTACAATACCAAGTAATATTTTTTTAGTAAAAAGTTTTCTTACGTAATACATTTCAAGCATCTAATTTTTTTACCCTTCTTGTGTGTCTACCTTTTAAAAATTTAGTTTTAAAAAATGCCTCTATCATATATTTTGCTGTTTCAAAATCTACGTAGTCTGCACCAATACATAATACATTCATATCGTTATGTTGTCTAGCCTGTTCCACATCAAATATATCAAAACACACTACCGCTCTTGCACCTTTGAATCTATTTGCCTGTATTGCCATACCAAAACCACTGCCACAAAATAAAATTACCCTATCATCTTTATCTAAACCTCCGCAGGCTTTTTTGGCTATGTCGTTATAATCTGTTCTCTTATTTTCATATATGCCTATGTCATGGAACGTAACAATATCGTCCATGCACTCGTCAATAGGACATATCCATTTGGAAACTTTATCCTTTAGTTCCATACCTCTGTGATCAGCACCTATTGTTAAATCTATCATAATTTTAACTTACTGTGACCTCCACCAACTTCACCTTCTACCCATGTGTTAAAGGACAAAGTGTATCTTAAATCAGTTGGACTCGCATTAATTTCAACACTGTGGTTTAAAAAACTAGGAAACAACATCAAGTCCCATTTCTTCGGACAAACTGCCATCCTTGTTTGATGATACAAATAACTTCTTTTGTTTGTGAAATCAAATTGTTCTTTGTGATCTAGTCTTACAGTATCAGTAAAAATATTTGTATGACTCTTATCTTTGTGAAATACTATGTTAGATGTGTCTTTACAATCTGTTAAAAACAAAACACCAGAGATTAAACTATTACTGTGATAATGCTCCTGTATGTATTGATTTTGTTCGTATTTGTTACACCAACTTGTTGTTAAAACAAATTTATGTTTTTCATGCACATCTAAATATCCGTGCATGAATTCACTTACTTGCTGTAAAATTTCTGTTTTTAACGGCAATAAGTTATCTTTATCTAACACATAATCATCTTTTGAAATGTATGATACTTTGTGTGAACGTAATTCATAATCTAATTTTTCTTTGATAAATTTTTCACTTTCTTCATATGGTTTAATTTGCGTTTGACACAAAGGTATACCAAATAAAGGTACAACATTATTTTCTTTTATCATATTCTTGCCTCTTTTGTTATTTCTTTTACCATTTCAATATCTGCTGGTAATCGCTTAAATCTTAATGCCCAATGATTAGGATCCATTATAGGATACACAATTTGTAGTTGTTCATTGTTAAATCTATTCATCATTTGTTTTCCGCTCTTACAATTTAATATTAACCAAGGACTTATTTTGCCATCTTTAATATCCATTACTGCTCTATTTAGACTTGCATAACGAAAGTAATCACTCCAAGTGGCTTCTTTTTCATCTCCCCAATCCATCATAGTTTTGATTGATCTTTCCATTGCTGTTTCAACCTTTTCACGTAAGATTAAATCTATTGCATACTTTTGATACAATTCTTCTCTACACCAGTGGTCTAATTTTACTCCGCTTGTGACAACGTAATCAATGTATTTGCTAGGATACAACGGCTTAACATTGCTGATAAAACTTCCAAATTTTACAAATGCTGTATAATATGGACTTTTGCAAAACTCTTCATATGTTTTGGTTTTAGATGCTTTTTGACACAGTTCATAAAATCTTACAAAAGTTTGATAACCTAATTGTACTCTTCGTTCGTCTTTTTGTAAGAACCTTCTTTTTTGTTCGCACATATGAACTGATAAAGTTTTTTCTTTAGTAAATTTAGCACTACAATATGGACAAGTGTATAATTTTTCTATCATAATTGCTTTTTAATCTGCTCCGGAGTCATTCCAAAGTCTTTTGCTAATTGTTTTATTTCTTTTGCGTCATTTATAGCAACAAGTAATTTTATTTCATCTGGCTTCATTGTAGGATATAGTTTTTCTAAAAATTTTGTTGTTTTGGCATTGCCGCCGGACTCTTTAAATTTATATCCTATCCATTCATGATACCTAATATTTTTCTTAGAACTTGCAGTCATGCAAAGTAGATACCATAAAAGTTTTTTGTGTTTTGTTAGTGTAAAGAAGTGCTTATTATAATATTGATTTGTTTTCAGTATTTGTAATTCTTTGTCCTGTTGACTACCTTTTATAGCACTTGCATATCTATTCAACAAGTAGAAACTAACTTGCTTTCTTTCATCATCTGATAAATCTTCCCAAACGTTCTTTGCGTTCATGTCAATTGCCGCAAGTACATCTTTCAAAGGTAATTTGTTAATCTTCGTAGCCATATAATTCTAATAACATTGTATACTTTTCCCATGCTTTTTGCAAGCCTTTATGTGCCAAACACATTTCTACAGCACGTTCAGTTACAAAAAACTGTCGATTTTGACACTCTTCTTCTATTGTTGCTTTGTTGCTTTTGGAAATTAATACCTTTGGACCTTTACCACCGATTGGTTCTCCATAAACGGTTTCACCACCATCGGGAGAGGTAAAAATCATTTGTTCTTCTTTTTTCTTTTTTGCCATTATAACAACTGCGTGTATTCAATACTTTCACACTGTCTTGAAATATCTTTAACAAAGAAAGCACAATCTGGTTGTTTTCCATTTGTTAAAGGTGTACTGATCAATTGATTATTTTTCATTTTCGGAAAGTACCATTTTACTTCATTATAAAAATTTACAACATTTACTTCTTCAAAGTCTGCTTTAAAACTGCTTAATGGATTAAAAATAAATGCTGAAAATCCTCTATCTGCTATGCTGGTTAAAGGCACAACTTCAACAGTATTACTGTCTTCTTTATCTCCAACTGCTATGCTCCAATCTAATGGCATAGTAATTTCTTTGCCTCCGATGTCTAGCACTATTGCTGGTGCACTAAAAGATTCAATGTAAATTAAAGGTATAAAGAAAAAGTCTGGCTCTTTAGGATTACTGTTGTCTAAAACAGAAAAAGCCATATCTTCCGATACTGTTTCCGGCAACTTATCTAAATTGTAGGACAAATTGTCCACTGTTAGTATTCTCATTTTTGTTCTCCAAATCCTGTTTTGTTTGTATTGGTATCATACCAAAAATACTGTGTGCCTTGTTTGGGTGCCTTATATAAAGTTTCGAAAGGTAAAAATACTCCTGATGGCATTGACGCTCCTTTTTTATTATCTCTGCCGTCGGTACTCCATGGATTGTCCACGGTAATTAATGGAACGTTTGAAGCATATGACATCATTTTAATGCAAGACAGATGCCAATCATCGTGTGCTTGTTGAATGTAAGGAAATAAATCTTTGTCAGCATTACTGGCATGGAGTATGGCTTGTACACCTTTATCTGAATATGCTTTTACAAGATTTTCAGTGCCGTCCCAATAATTTCCTACTAGATCATTACAAATCATTGCACCAACTTTAAATTTTTCATTTTTGTTTGTAAGTTCTACTACAACTCCCGGCTCGCCTGGCTGACAACCAGTGTCATAGTGTACAATATATCTCTTACAAATAGTTCCAATGTGTTCACCTTGTTGGTTAATAAAACGTAATTGGTTTGTTTTTTTACCAAAAACAAAATTATGTCTTTGATCTTTTTCATCTAACCACAATGTTCCTAAAATTAATCCTAAACTATTTTTACTACAATATTCTTGTAATTTTTTTACCGCATCTTCAGTGTCTTGACAAGTGTTGACAGTGAAACTAGGAGCATCATATCCACTCACAGATGCTTCAGGTGTCATAAGATAATCTATACCATTTGCTACTGCCCAGTCACAGGCTTTTAAAATACTTTCATAATTTACTTTTGCATCCATCGTTACCGGTATTTGTGCTACACCTATTTTCATATTAATTCCAATCTAACTTTTCTAATGTAAAAGGATAATTTGCTTCTTTGTAAAATTTTTTCCTATGTGTCAAATGTCTTTTAGCAAACTTACAACTTGACGTGATATCCCAAATTTGTACAAAGTCTTTGTCTTTTGCTTTACGAATTCCACGTCCTATTGACTGTATTACTCTTACAAATGACTTTCCTGGCTCTATTAATACTAAATTAAATATTCTTGGAATATTAATACCTACTGATGCTACACCATATGTTGCAATTATAACTTTGTCATCCGAACTGCTTATTTCATCATACTGCTCTTTTCTTTCTTCTAATTTTGTTTCACCCTGTATAAAAACACTACCGTCTATCAATTTTTGTAATTCTGTTCCTGCTGTTAGTCTGTCAATTAATACAAGTGTATTGCCCGAGACTCTTATTTTTTCAATTAGTTTTGCAATATATTCTAAACGTTTTTGATTTGTTGTAAGATATTTCAGTTCTTCTTGATAATTTTTATAAACTGGAGTGTCAAGCATTTGTACAACATTTACATGACATTTAGATAATACTCCTTTGTCTTGCAATTCTTTTGCACTTATTTGATTAACCACGGGCCCGATACTTGCCAATATGCTTTGAAATTCAAATTGTTCTTTAGGCACTGTGCCGGTTAGTCCCCATCTGATAGGAGCATTTTTTAAATGATGTGTAAGTAATTTTTTCAACACATCTGCTTTTGCTTGGTGAACTTCGTCAACGATTATTGCTTTAACACCATCTAAAAATTCTGTTAGTGTTAGTACTGAGTCTCCTGATTTTGCTCTCTTGTCTAAAATATTTAGACTTTGCCACGTGCAAATGGTGTGTGTTCTGTTCAACTCTTTTCTATCACCAAAGTAAACACCTACGTCTAGTCCAACAGTTTTATAATCTTCTTCTGTTTGTGTGACAAGTGACTTATTTGGAACTATTACAACTGTTCTTCCTATGCTTTCACATAAACTTGATAAACAAGCAGTAATAATAGTTTTACCGGCACCAGTGGCAACCTCTTGTAAACTTTGTGGTGTACGTAAAAAATTATTTACAACTTCTACTTGATAATCTCTTAATTCAATTGCTTGACCTTCGCATTGATGTCCTTTGGGCCATTGTTTATTAGCAAAGTAATCTTTGTCTATTAAATTAAAATTTAAATCTGTTTTCTGTCTTTTGTCATCAATTGAATCTACTTCAATACCTTCTTCATGAATTATTTGTAAAATTTTATCTAAATGATTAACATAACCATTACCACCTAAACCAAAGAAACCAACTTTACCATCCCATCTACCTAACTTATATTGAGGCAAATATCTAGCATACGGAACTTGCCATTTCATTTTATTTGATATTTTTCTTCTTACATCAACAGGAAGTCCATCAATTTTTACATTGACTTCATCATTTATTATAATTTTACATCTCATATTGTCTCAGCAGTGTCATAAAAGTTTAAAAACATACTGGTTTGACCATTTATGTTAAAAACTAAATCAGACTCATACAAAAAAGTATCTACCTTTGTATAGTTTTTGGATCCATCGCAACATATTACTGATTCTGGACGCCAAGTAGATTGTACTAAAGGCTTAGGTATCTTTTTACTGTTAATATACACTATTTTTGTTGTGTTTGCAAGTGAATTGTTTATGCCATTATCTTTAACG